TGCAATTATTTGATGCCGATTGGGCTTCAGTAGTTGCTCAAACTAAATAAAATTTTAGACAGTCAGTATGAATTTTACTGTTTATTCCAAAGAAGGATGTCCTTATTGCACAAAGGTAGTGCAAGTGTTAGAGTTGGCAAAGTTAAGACATGTTGTTTATAAACTAGATGAGCATTTTGATAAGCAATCATTCTATGGTCAGTTTGGTGAGGGAACTACATTCCCTCAAGTGGTCATAGATTCTACCAATCTTGGTGGATGTGTAGAAACAGTTCAGTATCTTAAGGAGAAGAAATTAGTCTAATGAAAAAACTTGACGATTTTGAAACTGTATATGACATGATTGAACATGCCATCGAACTTGCGTTTGATGGTAAGATGCAATTGAAGTTTTATCAGTTTCTAGAATATCGTAAGACAAAAAAATATGAAGTAGATGCTTTTATAGAAAGTTCTACTGCTGCTGAAATATCTGATCAAGTATTAGAACTTGAACAATACATTAAAGGAGGTGCAGATAACAATCACAAACAATTGCGTGAAGCATATGGTCATATACCAAAACCTAAAGCACGTAAGATAAGAGCTTACTTGTACAGTATATTAGAAGATGCATGGAGGTATAGTCGTGACCGAAGACCAGGAAGGAGGAAAAAGAACTCTAAATAAAAGCAAACCCGAAATGAATCGGGGAGTGGAATTACTGTTACGAAATAGGAGGAGGAGACCAGACCCACCAAAAACATTTCAAATAAAGTTTGGAAAATTAATTGCTTTCTGGAAGAGAGAAATTATTTTTCACTTTAACTTTTACTTAGACATCAGAAAAAAGTAGATCTCTTGGAGGAGTATTATGGACATGACCATAGTAACATTGACACTAACAACAGTTGTGTCATTTCTTGCATTATTAGTAGGGGGTATGATAGGATGGATGGCAAGACAACATTCATATGAAACAACACCTCAAGTAGTGTACACTCATCCAGAAATGTTTGATGAAAATGGACAGTTAGTTCCCGATGAAATTTTAGCCCTAAGAATTGAAAACAATTATGACATCAACACCGAAGAAACAACCGAGGAAGAGTAGCACAGTTGTAGCAAAATCTACAAAAAAGAGAGCTGCAAAGACACCTACACTACCACCTAATCCATTTGTGAATGAGATTTTGGATTATGTTTCTAGTCAAAAATCTAAAATTGCAAAGGTAGAAGCACTCAAAGAGTATCGTAATGATGCATTAGTTTCTATTCTCATATGGAATTTTGATGAGACAGTTGTTTCTATGATCCCTGAAGGAGATGTTCCTTTTACTCCTAATGATAGTCCACAAGGAACAGATCATACTTCTCTTCGTAGAGAACAAAGAAATCTTTATCACTTTGTAAAGGGTGGTAATGATAGTTTGAATAATTTACGTAGAGAATCTATGTTTATTCAGATGCTTGAAGGACTTCATCCAAGTGAAGCAAAGATTGTAGTACTTGCAAAGGATGGTAGATTGCATGAAGACTATGCAGTGACATATGATCAGGTTAAAGAAGCTTATCCTGATATTACGTGGGGTGGTAGATCATGACCGTTAATGTTGGTGGTAAGGAAGTAAAGAGGGGTGAAGAGGTGGTGGCAGAAGAAAAGAAAGAAGAAGTAAAATTTAACCCTGCTGATTACTGGTGTGAGATTATCTTAGAGAAGACCACAAGAGAAAAAGCAGAAGATAGGAGTCTTCCTACTGATGCATTTAATGTAACGTATATGGTAGAGGGTACAGAACATTTAGATGTAACTCGTTCTGAGAAGATGGCAAATGTTTTTGATATGTATTATGATAGGTATGGGAAAGATGTTGTTCAGAAAATTGATTATGGTGCTGGTAGTATAAGACCCAATCTTTGGGGTATTAAAGCCACTCCACCTAAGAAGGGGAAGAAAAGAAAATGAGTGATGAACTTCGAGATCAAATTAATGAAATCATAGAGGCGGACATCCAACTCAAGATTAATGATTACATTGAGAAGACTGGTAAAGGATTTAAAGGTGAAGAACTGAAGGTTAACATACCTCAGAATGAGGTGGATAAAATTATTAAAGAGTATAAGAGGATAAAGAAAGAGGAGAAGTCCAACTTAGGTCAAGTAAAGAAGATGGGTCTTGTTGATAAGAATGGGAGGCCAATAGATGGAAAAGATTGACACCCAAGGGATGAGTGGTGATGCAGTAAAGGGATGTACTGATAATGTATATCCTCGTGATGTTGAAGGCAATCCAATCTACCCATCATTCAATCCTACACCATTACCTATCTTTGATAATAAAGAAAGGGCAGAGTTGAAAGAGATTATGTTGGAAGCCTTAAAAGAGTACCATGAGAAACCTAATTATTCACCATATAGATTAGACGAACTACAAGAATGAGACTAGGAATTATGTGTTCTGGAAACGGAACCAACTTCGAGAACATAGTTACCAATCCCATATGTAATAAGCATGAAGTTGTGTTGATGATACACAACACTAAACAATGTGGTGCTGTTAAGAGGGCAGCAAAATTTGGAATACCTCATGTAAGAGTTCCACATAAAGATGAAGAGAAGATGATAGAACTCTTTAAAGTATGGAGAGTTGATCTCATTATTCTTGCAGGATATATGAGAGTGATTAAAAATCCTGCTTCTTTCCCTGCTCCTATTATTAATGTACACCCATCATTACTACCCAAGTATAAGGGATTGAATGTAGTAGAGAGAGCAATGGAAGCAGGTGATAAAGAAACAGGATGTACTGTCCATTATGTGAATGAAGAATTGGATGGTGGTGAAATAATTCTTCAAGGAAAGGTTCCCATTTTACCAGAAGATACTGTAGAATCATTAACAAAAGCAATTCAAAGAATGGAATATGGTATACTACCAGCAGCAATAGAACATGTTAAAAATTCTTTACCGACTACAGTATTGGACTATGTTAAGCACTAACTATCGGAACAACATAATAGATATTTGCTGCCGCATGATCTCAACTGATGGTGAGGTTGGATTGGATGAGAGGATATGGATGTCTAAATTATGTGAACATAATGAACAGGCAAGAAGAATTCGTGATGAAATGTTAAAAGAATAACAAAACTGTATCAGGAAATACAAATAAACTTGACTATATAGTAAGCAAGTGTTAGTATTAACACACACGTTCAACCTCATAGGAGGTCGCAAGTAAGCCGACACGGAACGGATCGTTCATCCCTGCGGGGACGCAAATGTTCGACTGAAGGAACGGGGCAAAAATCCCTACTACTTTGGAGAAAACCAATGGCAAAAGTCACTTATCGTGGAGTCGAGTATGACTCTGCAGAGTACAACAAGAGCGTACTCACTGAAGCAGCTCAACACAGAAACCATGATCTTATGTATCGTGGAATCAAGGTAGAACGCAAGTTCGCATCTAAGAGTTGAGCTTAACCTTACTTGGTTCAGAGAGGGGTGTTGACACCCCTCTTTTTTTATGCAATAATATATTTGTTGAGTTGACGAACGCAACACGGGAGTGACTGAAAAAACTTGCTGGCATAAGGCTAGTTAAGGTGATGAGACACAGGTGGTGCTGCTTCTTCGGAAGAACCGACATACCAGTCGGGTCTCAGACAGTAAGGTAAAAATCTACTAATGTAGCAATGCCCCTTACTTGTTGGTACACATAACTCCAACCTCCCACCCACTCTAAATAATGAGAAATAAAATCATGAACAGAGGAAAATTAAAAGTTTTAATCATGGCTCTTAAAGAAGTCGTAGAAGAATTGGAGTCTGAAATCTATTCAGATGTAGAAGCATACCAATCAGTTCCTGTAGGAGACTATGAAGAAGTTTTTGAAGATGATGATGGATATCCAGACTGAGGCAAATCCGACTTTTTATTCCAAAAAAGTCGGAAAAAAAACTCCAAGTAAAAATTGCCCTATTACTTTTTTTATATGAATAAAGATATTAATTTAATCAGTGTCACTCCTGATGCTGAACAACACATGGCATATGTTGCTCGTGTTTCTAACCCTAAGAACCAAGACAATGATAAGTTCTCAGGGTTGTTAAAGTATTGCATTCAGCACGGTCACTGGAGTGTCTTTGAGCAAGCATTTATGACAGTAGAGATCAATACTACAAGAGGTATTGCTGCACAGATTTTAAGGCATAGAAGTTTCACATACCAAGAGTTCTCTCAAAGGTATGCTGATAGTAATCTTCTAGGTGAAATAGAATTGCCTGAACTTCGCAGACAAGATGATAAGAATAGACAGAATAGTATTGATGATCTAGATCCAGAGATGGTTGATAAGTTTAATAGGCAGATGAATACTCTGTTTAGTTCTGCCTTTGGTTTATATAATCAGATGTTAAAGGCAGGTGTTGCTAAGGAGTGTGCTCGGTTTGTACTACCTCTTGCTACACCAACACGTATCTATATGACTGGTTCATGTCGTTCATGGATACATTATATTAATCTACGTTCAGCACATGGAACACAGAAAGAACATATGGATATTGCTAATGGTTGTAAGAATATTTTTGTAGAGAACTTTCCTGCAGTGTCTGAAGCATTAGAATGGATATAGAAAGAGAGTCTTGTTCTTGGATCAACTATGGTGTTAATGATTTAAGTAATACTCCACTATGGGGTTTGATACAAGAACAACTTAATAATCCTAATTTGATATGGGAAGATGGAATATCTGAAGACGATGGTGATAGGAAAAATGTTAAAATATCTAAAGTTGCTTGGTTAACTGATTTGTATTTGAGAGAGCAATTGTTTCACTCAGTTAATTTATATAATAAGGAAAATTGGAATTATGATTTATGTGGTACTGATGCACTTCAATATGGAATTTATTCTGAGGGTGGAAAATATGACTGGCATATTGATGAGGAAGTGAAAGTACCTATGGGTGCAGAGGGTAAATTTCATATGAGAAAACTTAGTATGACTATTTGGTTAAGTGATCCTGATGAGTATGAAGGTGGTGAATTTGATATAGAAACTGAAGGACCACATATATCTACAAGATATGATACTCTTAAATTAAAGAAAGGTTCTATAGTTATTTTCCCTTCTAGTAAATGGCACAGAGTTAGACCTGTTACTTCTGGTGTAAGAAAATCATTAGTTACTTGGTTTAGAGGTCTACCTTTTAGGTGAGGAACTATGGATTATTTGAATTATAAAAAAGATAAAGATGTTGTTACCTATGCTATTAACGATTTGAGTAATACTAATATATGGAATTTGATTCAAAAAAATATTAATAATAATTTAAAATTGGAAAGTGCCAAGGTTGGAGGAGAAGATGAAAAGGATGATGAACCGACTAGAAAATCTGAAATTTGTTGGATAAATGATTCAAATCTAAGTATGGAATTGTTTAATGCAATTAATATATGTAATAATGAAAATTGGAGTTATGATTTAGATGGTTGTGGTGCAATTCAATATGGAACTTATTCTGATGGTGGATATTATGATTGGCATTTAGATACAGAAGGCATAGTACCGTGTATAAATGGTAAATATCTTGCAAGAAAACTTAGTATAACTATTTGGTTAAGTGATCCTGATGAATATGAAGGTGGAGAATTTGACATAGAAATTAAAGGACCACGTATGGATGTAAGATATGATACTCTTAAATTAAAGAAAGGATCTATCGTAGTTTTTCCATCTGATAAATGGCACAGAGTTAGACCTGTTACTTCTGGAGTAAGAAAATCATTAGTTACTTGGTTTAGAGGTCCGCCTTTTAGGTGATCAACTAAATAATTTTACACATTATCTTATTGATATGGCAACATACCCTGTTATAAACAAAGAAACTGGTGAACAGAAGGAAGTCGTAATGAGTGTCCATGATTGGGATCAGTGGAAAGATGACAATTCTGATTGGGACAGAGATTACTCTGATCCTTCTACCATGCCTGGACTAGGAGTTGAGGTTGGTGATTGGAAAGATAAATTAGTTAATAGAAATCCTGGATGGGGTGAGGTATTAAAGAAAGCAGATAAATCTGGAGGTATCTCTGGAAGACTAGCTAAAAGAGGTTCTTACGAATCTTCAACTCAATCTGCCTTTGATGTGGAATAATATGACATCTAAATCTAAAAATCGTAAGATAGTCGTTCCATACGGAATGAGTAATAAGCAAATGAAAAGAAAGAAACCTATTAATACGGACTTGATGAGGACAATAACTCCTCTAACTCCAAACCAAGAAGAATTATTCAGATGCTATGAGAATAATCAGAACGTAGTTGCATATGGATGTGCAGGTACTGGTAAGACATTTATAACTCTTTATAATGCACTTAGGGATGTATTAGATCCTAAGACTCCCTATGAGAAGATCTATATTGTAAGGTCACTTGTCTCTACAAGAGAGATTGGTTTCCTACCAGGAGATCATGAAGATAAGTCTTCACTATATCAGATTCCTTACAAACATATGGTCAAATATATGTTTGAGATGCCAACAGAGGCAGACTTTGAAATGCTCTATGGAAATCTTAAGTCTCAAGGTACAATTGACTTCTGGAGTACTTCATTTATAAGAGGAACTACTTTTGATAAAGCAATTGTTATTGTTGATGAATATCAAAACTTGAATTTTCATGAGTTAGATAGTATAATAACAAGAGTTGGTCAAGATTCTAAGATCATGTTCTGTGGTGATGCTACTCAATCTGATCTTGTTAAGACTAATGAAAAGAATGGTGTGATTGATTTTATGAAGATCCTTCGCATCATGCCATCCGTTGATATTATTGAGTTCGGAGTCGAAGATATTGTTCGTTCTGGATTTGTCAAGGAGTATCTCTTAGCTAAATTGGAAACAACTCTATGATTTTTGAGCATCATAATTTCTTAGGTGATATTGAATTAGAAAAGAAAGAAACTCCTGGTTGTAGATTGTATCAACTTCCTGATGGTAGTTGGGTTCCTTCTATTACTTCAGTCACTTCCTTTTATAATAGGCAGATCTTTATCAATTGGCGTAAGCGAATTGGTATTGAAGAAGCAAATCGTATCACAAAGAAAGCAACTACTCGTGGAACTGATTTCCATGAAGCAGTTGAAGTGTATATGAGGAACAATGAAATTGATTGGAATCAATTTAGACCTGCTACTCAGTTTATGTTTCATCATGCCAAACCTTATTTGGATAAGATAAATAACATACACGCTATAGAAAGAACCCTTTACTCCGAGTACCTTGGTCTTGCGGGTAGAGTTGATTGTATAGCAGAGTATGAAGGTGAGTTAGCAGTCATAGACTTTAAGACATCGGAGAAGATTAAACCTGAGAAGTGGTTGGAAAACTATTTCGTACAGGAAACCTTTTATGCTGCTGCTTACTATGAGTTAACTGAAATTCCTGTAAAGAAATTAATTACTATCATGGTTACGCCTGGTGGTGAAGTAAAAGTATTTGACAAAAGGAACAAAGGGGACTATATTAAATTATTAGTAAGGTATATAAAAGAGTTTGTATCTAACAGTACTAGGAGACAGGATGGAGAATGAACTAGAGAAG